GGTAATACCGTAAGTAGAATCCTTGGTTACGTCAGAACCGACAACTTTAGCCATCCTAAGCCAATCCTTACTGTCCGAATACTTGACTGTCGGTATATGTCCCTTCTCTTTATTCGGCCTGTCGAAGCTATACTTTAAATTGCTGTCATAATAAATTATCGACTTTCCCTGACTTGAAAAATCATTTCTTCTATAATAGTTAGTCAATACATAAGGAGCTGAACGCTGTTCTTCAAGATGCATGCTACTCATATAGATTTGCGGCACACAGATAACATTCAACGGCGTTATATTGAACTCATTACCGATATCGGTATACCAGCCATGCCTGAACCAGAAATATTCGTCATCATCCGCGAATATTACGTAATCTCCGTTTTTAAAATTATAGACGTTATCGTTTAGAATCCTATCGAAAAGATTCCATTGGTCTGGCCAGCCGTTTATTTCCTCGTAAGTATCTTTTTCACCAGTAATTAGTGACTTGATATCGACGCATGAATCGTTATTGATAATATGAATAATGGCATTATATGACCTATAATACCTATACCAATATTCAAAATCTAGCTTGTTATATGATTTAGTTAAACAAATAATATGTAAATCCATATTATTTAAATATAGTAAATTAAACCATGTTACTATATTGCTCTGCAAACATTCTGAAAATCTTTATATAAAATTCGATATTGTTACGTGTCTCATTGGAACTGAAGAACAGTTTACCATCCTCGTTCTCAATAATATCGACTTTAATCTTGATTGTGCAGTATACGCTTCTCTGGTTTATCGAATAACCGAGTATCTGAATTCTCGTACTGTTATCGATGTTCTGGTTTACATACGGCTTGAAATACATATGCAGCTCATTTATATAGCTCTTTATATCGGTGTTGATTTCATTCCTCATATCGAAGAGCTTAATCTTGATTACAGCGTAGATATCATTATAATGAGTATCGATACCGACCAAACCGGCATTTTCTACGTCGTGCATCAGCCTAAGGAGCTTATTCTTCAGCTCGATATTTCTTATGGTATTCGGTTCCTTTATCTTTACCGTATTCTTCTCAATCTTTTCAAGGATGTAATTGGCACATACCGCTGTAGTATATCCTTCGGTAAAACAATCGTTTATGTCTTCATTAAGTTCTCTTGGCATCTTTTCGATAGTATAGCCAGATTTCTTTACAAGGCTTATTACTCGCGAAAGATACTTGTTGAACTTGCTATCCATAGACTCGTTCATAGATACGCCCATTGTGCTAATATACGTCCTAGGAGATACATCAGATATATAGGCTTCGAACACCTTATTCAAGTCCAAAGTGGACACGTCGAATTTCGGGTTCTTCCTTGTCAAATAATGTTCTATTGTATGCCTATATTCTGAAAAATCCATATATCTTATTTATAACGTTATTTCTTAATTTGCGCTTCGATTTTGTTCTTCTTATTGAGCTTCATTCGTAAGAAATCCCTTACTTTCTGAAGCGACGGGTACTTAATTACCTGGCCTTCCGTAATGTCGTTCCATATATCGGAATAACCGTTGAACCACATCAGGAACCACCAGTAATTCTGCGTGCCGTATATCTTCTGGGAGATATAGTCAGGCCTGCATTCGCAATACTTGTTGACGAACATATAGTTCACTTTTCCGAAATTAAAATGGTCGTCGGTGAACGAGCCAAGGTCATATTGCGCTATGTTGTCGACCAGTTCCTGATATAAAAATGTGCTTCTCGATGATATATTATCCATATTCGACCGTCAGTTTATATATTTATAAGCAAAGATTTTCAGAATAAAACAAAAATAAGTTTACAAAAGCATTTCTGATTATTAAATTTGAACAGACATTCAGAAGTCTTGTTCCTCGGAGCGAAGCTCAATCCAATGAGGTGTCGGTAGAGGGCGAGCCAGCGAAAGTCGAGGCGTGACTTTCTAACACTGAACAGGTAGTAACTGTTGCTGAACCGCCACTGACGTATTATCTAACAATTAATACACGAAGCCGCCATTGGCACGGTATGATATAGTCGGAGTACAGGATGACCAGCCCGTAAGCATATCGATAAGTCCCGAGAGTTGAAACCGGAGCGAGATCTGGATTTTTCTCTTAATCCTGTATAGGCTCGATGTCTCTTCCGAAACCTTTGACTGTGTGGTATAGGTATACATAATATAAATAATGTATGAAATATGGTTCATTTAAAAACTATGCGAATTTGATCACCGAAGGAATATTGATATGCGAACAATATACTCTCCAGGAATTGATCGATAATTTCAGAAAAGTATTTCCGTACGCGAAAGCCGACTGCAATATCCAACATTTCAGAAAGGAAGGAGACAATACAACCGACATGACATGCTATGGTCAAGTCCAATCCGAGACTAACCCGGGAAGGCATTATGACGTGGTTGTTTCGTTCCATCGCGACGATACCGAGATTCCGTTCACGATTAAGAATATCGGCAAGGTAAACTGTACATGCAACGCATACAGATACAATACCAGTCACCCGAATACAAAGAACAGCAACCAGCAAGAACCTATCCCGAACTATGCGCATATTCCTAACAGGGAAAGAAATCCTGACAGGCATTCTACAGTATGCAAGCATCTTTATTCATTCCTGTTGTTCCTATATAATAAAGGAATCATAAGGAATAATTAAAAATTCAGAAAATAATTTCATCAAATATAGCAGTTGAAAAAACTGCTATATTTGTATTATATGAATTATAACAATCCTAAACTCAGAGTGTTGAATATCACACACTCGGATATGGATGGCATCGCGTCATCTGTAGTCCTTAAAAATTTTTACGAGACGGTCTACGTCATTCCAGTCAACTATAATACTGAATGGACTGCCAAGGCTGAAATATTAACAACGTACAAAGGTAAATTCGACTGTATCATCTGTACAGATTTTTACCCGTCAGAAACATTGAGCTTCTTACGAGATCAAGCTGTCACGCTCGTCCTGGACCATCATGAGAGCGTCGAAGAGTTCAATAACGACAAGGATATCGTAATCAATACGTCATGTTCCGGTGCGAAGCTTACCTATAATTTTATTTCCAAGTTCAAGGACATAAGCTACCTTGATGAATTTGTCAACATCGTCAATGACTGGGATATGTTCATTCTGAAGGACAAGCGAAGCGCATATTTCAACAATATGTTCTGGGAAATGGGTCTCAAGTGGTTCTTGAGAAGGTTTATCAAGGGCAACGTTACCTTATATCCTGAAGAAAAGCAGTATTTCATCGACGCACAGAAAGAATTCAAGGACATGTACGATTCTCTTGTCATTTCTGACCTGGCAAGGAACGGCGTATATTTCGAAACCTCAAGATTCCATTACGAATGTATCGAGGCATTGAAAAAGGAAGGCTACAAGTGGTTCCTTATCAAGAACAAGAATAACCTTTCAATCCGCTGTGATGATATTGACCTTACCGAAGTATGCAAGAAAATAGGAAAAGGCGGCGGTCACGTTCATGCTGCAGGTATTCCGATATCTAAAAACGACAACGTTCCTGAACTTATACAGCAAATCGAGCGCGAAGTCGATTTTTATTATATGAATATGATGGAGGACTGATATGGATTACAGACCATGTACCAAAATAGAATACGATATCCAGATGTATATTCCGGAATACGGAACGAAAGTTCATAATTTCCTAGAAGATAGCGATTATGAGACAAATGAAAATAAGCCTGTCGTCCTTGTAGGCACAACAGGTGAAGAATGGACAGTAAAGATGTCGAAGCTGACTACGGCGTATACGTTCGACGGCAAGCCGATTACCGAAGAAATTGTCAAGACAAAACTCTCGGACGGTCAAAAGCATACAATCAGGGCCATTGCAGGCGCAGAGACGATGTTCGCGGTTCAGACAAACGAACAAGTCGAAGTAAAGACGCCATGGGGAGAAGTTTTAAAGGCTAACCGAAACGGTGTCGAACATGGCTCTGGTGACTACTTGATTTGTGAATCCAAGGACGGTAAACCAGATTTCGACAATTCATGGGTAATCAACGGACTTATTTTCCCGAAAACTTATAAATTCATTTAAAGGCACATATTATGATTAGTATAAAAGTTAGACGAGAAAATGGTAAAGAACATACATTTAATGTTCATAAAGTCGTAGTTACACCAACAGGGCGTCTTATTGTTACTGCACACTTTGGTATTGACGGTTATACGAAATTTAACAAGTGGGCAATAGGTGTAGGTGATACAATATTTTATAACGATACGTCATTTAAAATTAATAACTTAGAAGATGTAGAAACATTTAGAAAATTGTTAGTTGAGCTAAAAGATAAATAATTCTGTAAAATAAAAATCTGATTTGAAACCGACCGCGAAAACGGTCGGTTTTCTTTTATAAATATATTAAATGTTAAAAAATCAACCGTTTTTATGGTTGATTTTTTGTTTGAAAAATTCAAAATAATGTAAAAAAATTTTTACGTACGCTACAAAAATTACTATATTTAATATATGGCAGATATCATAATATACAAAGAAAATGAAAGCTTCCTTAAGCTCGAATGTGATGAAGAAATGAATCATCGCATATATAAACTTTTCTCCGCCTTCATGCCAGGCTACAGGTATAATCCAAGATATATACATAAGCTCTGGGATGGCAAGCATCACAGTTTTTCTCCTATTACACAGTTATTGCCAATCGGCTTGCATTCCAACCTTATAAATTGGTGCAAGCAGAATAAAGTATCGTATAAGGAAGTCGGACTTGAAGACGCGCACGAAACGGTAGACAAAGAATGGCTGCGCGATTTTATAAATGAACGTATCGAAAAATTCGATATCAGAGACTACCAACTTGATGCAGTTCATGCCGCGCTCGAAAATAAGAAAGGCATATTACTTTCATGTACCGGTTCCGGTAAATCGTTGATGATTTATTCCATCATTCGTTATCTTCTCGAAGTAAAGCATCTTAAAAAATTATGCCTTATCGTACCTAACAAAGGCCTTGTAAACCAGATGTATAACGACTTCGTAGATTATGGCTGGGAAGGTATCGAAAATTACTGTGAAAGGCTACATAGCGAAGTAAAAGCTACGTTTAAGGTTCCGGTTCTAATATCTACATGGCAGTCACTGCAGATGAAGCACCAGTCGTTCTTTGAAAATTATGACTGTATAATTGTTGACGAATGCCAAGGTACAAAAGCGAATGTTTTGCGCAAGCTCGTAAAGTGCGCATTCAATTCTGAATATAAGATAGGAACGACCGGTACGTTGCCTGCTGATGTATGCGATCAGCTTCAGATTAACGACGTTCTAGGCGATGTCATTTTCGAACTGAAATCTAAAGAGCTCATTGACAAAGGCTTCTTGTCGAACATAAGCATAGCATGCATGTTCCTTAAATACCCAGAAGAAATGGTCAAGGAAAATAAGGATAGGACTTTCCCAGAAGAAATCAAGATGGTAGAAGAATATCCTAACAGAAATTCCGTGCTTAAATACGTGATAGATCATTCCAAAAAAACGGATAATATGCTTATCCTTATAACGCATAAGGAACATCTTAAAAGAGTAAAGGAATATCTTGAAAATGAATATAAGGACAGGCCTGTAAAGATAATATCTGGCGACGTAAAATCCAAATTGCGCGAAGATATAAGAAAGAGCTTGGAAAATGAAGAAGGCGTATTGTTGCTTGCTACATATCAGACATGTGCCGCAGGTGTCAATATCCCTAAGCTTCATGACGTATTCCTTTATGCCGACAGCAAGTCTAGAATTAAGGTTCTTCAGTCAATCGGTCGTGGACTCAGACTTCATGCAAGTAAAAACAAGGTTATCGTATACGACATAATCGACGACCTTTCCTATGTCAAGAGGACTGGAAAACTGCATAAAAATTATTGCCTCGATCATTTTGACGAGCGATATGCGTATTACAAGGAACAAAGATTCCCTACGGTAAAAAGAGAAATTAGAATATAAATATCACAAGTGAAAGTTTACATAAAAGTGAGGTAAAATAAAATGAATACAACAACAATAGCAATCATCGGTGTACTCGTCATCGTAGTAGCACTGGTCGTAAAACATCTCGTTTCAAAGAAGGTTTCAAAGGAGGCCGTAGACGTCTTCGAAGAAAATCTCAATGACGAGACAATCAAGACAGCAAGCGAACTCTGTAAGGAAAATGTCGCTGGCCCGGAACCTGCTCCGAAGCCGGATGTCGATAATACATTCACTCCTACAGATACTTCTGCAATCACGGTCGTAGAACCGGAAGAAATCAACGCGATTTCAGAAGAAAACCAGATTTGCCCGTTCGAAATCAAGACTGACGGCCAGGGTAACATTATCAAGACCGACGCTGACAGAAACGGCGGAGTTGACCCGCTCGCTGAAATCGAAAAAATGCTCGCTGAAGCGCCGAAGACTACGAAGAAAGAAACCAAGAAGACTGGCAAGAAAACTGTCAAGAAACCGACAAGAACTGCCAAGAAAGCCGCTAAGAAAGCTGCCAAGAAGGTAACAGTACCGGCTGTGAAAAAAGTCGAGACCAAGCCAGAACTTCCGGGCGTAAAGTTCGTAAAGCCGATTGAAGTAGATGTAATTGCTCCGAAGAAGCGCGGTCGTAAATCCAAGAAGAAAGAGGGTTAATATATGGCTGAACTTACATGTCCGATTTGCGGCGAACCGATTGAAAACCGCATGAAGCTTGGCGCACATATGTGGGCAAAACATAAGGTCAAGCTTAAAGAATACGAAGCACAGCAATACAATATGCCGGCAATAAACGAAGGCACCAAGGCAGCTGAAAAGCTTATCCAGCCCGAAATCGTAAAAGAATCCAAGGAATTCGTTAATGAACAACCGGCCGCATTTATCGACAGGGATTTCGTTAACGAAGCCAAAGATAAAGATTCCGATTTTGTAAAGGCTGTAAGAAATCCGTATCGTGACCTCTATCCGTCAGATGGAACGGTTATGAACGAATGGCTACATTAATAGCTAAGAAATTCAAATAAATGTTACCAAATCTTTACATTTGGTAACATTTTTCTATATTTGTAAAATAAAGTTTACAATCATAAATAAAACGGTTGCAAGCGATAAACGGTATGAACTGGTCGATTTATGCCAGCCTGCAGCTAAAAGACCATGATGACAATAAACTTTAAAATAAGAGGTAACTAGATGGCAAATAAATTGCTTGCTAAAATGATGAAAGAAAAGGCTTTCGCCGACATGCTCAGAACTGAACAGAAACCGATTGAATGGCTGAGCACAAACTGTATTTCAGTAAACCTGTTGCTCTCAGGTAAAATTAAGGGCGGTATCAAGAAAGGTTCAATCAGTATGATTGCAGCCGGTTCCGGTTGGGGTAAATCTATGATTGGCTACGCGGTTCTTAAGTCTGCACAAGATTCTGGCATGAACTGCTTCATTGTCGATACTGAAAACTCTGTTAACTACGACCTCCTTACCAAGCTCGGAATTAATATGAAAGAAGTCGGTGTATTTGGACCGACAAACCGAATTCCAAAAATCAAACAGTTCATTACGAAGCTCATGAGTGGTCTTACTCTTGACGAAGCACGTAACACTTTTCTTCTTTTCGACTCCTGGGGCCCGATTATCGAAGAACAGGTCATTGAAAAGGCTGAACAGGCATCAAGCGCTGTAAACATGTCTTCTGCCAAGTTTAAGAACGAACTTGCTAATCTTCTCTTGAGCGCCGGATTTACAACTCTCGTCATGAACCACGTTTATGCTTCTCTTGAAATGTATGGCGACCCGTATAAGATTCCAGGCGGTATGAGAATCATCTTCAATGCTGAAAACATTATGCTTGGTTCTTCCACCAAGAAGGAAAAGGACAAGGATAAGAACATTCTCGGTAAGGTCATTACTGCTGGCGTTGCTAAAGGTCGTTCTGCTAAGGAATTCGTAAAGACTCAATATCTTATTCTCCATGCTGGTGGTATTTCTCCTTATTATGGCCTATTAGATGAAGCTATCGACTGTGGTATCGTCTATAAACCGAAACCGGGATATTATGCACGAATCGGTTACGATGTCCAAGTCGACAAAGAAACTGGCGAACTTGGTAAGCCGGACCGAGTATGGAAAGAATCAGAACTTTACTGTGCTAAATTCTGGATTCCGCTTTATAAGGATGAAACGTTCAGACATTATGTCGAAGCTAAGTTCGCATTCGAAGACCAGGTATTGATTAACGCTTCTGAAGACATTATGAAGTTAATGGAAAAAGAAGACGCTGATTTGAGCGAAAATACAGGTATTGATCCTAATGTCGCGGCTTCTGGCGAAGACGAAGATTACGTCGACGACGAAGATTAAAATTAAAAAACCGGGTGCAAAAACCCGGTATTTTTTATATAGACAAAACTGTTTACAAAAATTTACTATATTTAATATAATATGAAAAATACATTACTAGTCAATCTTTACGCTGGCCCGGGAAGTGGGAAAACGACTGGGGCCGCTTATATTTTTGCAAAACTTAAAATGGCCGGAATAGATTCCGAATACGTATCAGAATATGCCAAAGACAGGGTATGGCAAGACGACCAGTTTCCGTTACAGCATTGTCAGCTTTATGTAACCGGTAAACAGTGCCTTAGAGTCATGAGACTGTTAGGCAAGGTGGATGTAATCGTTACGGATAGTCCTATCGCGCTTGGAGCCATGTATACGGATGAAAAACCGTATCAGGACGTATGTATATATGAGGCTAAAAAATACAAGAATGTCGTCAATATATTCATTAAGAGATATAAAAAATATAATCCGAACGGCAGAAATCAGACTGAGGAAGAAGCCAAGGAGATTGATAAGCGAATTCTTGATTTCTTAAATGACAACAGTCTAACATATATAGTCGCGGATGGAACACAAGAAGGCTATGATAGTATAGTCGATATGATAATAGGGTTACTTCAATAATAAAAATTCAAAATAAATAATAAACGGTCCTGCTAATGGGACCTTTATTTCTATATTTTTGAGGAAACTATTATGACACAAAGTTTTTTTGATACATTTCCAGTTGAACAGTTTAGACGAATGGTCATGCACATAGACAGATTCGATACAGACGTTATCGAAGAAGAAAGACTTAAAAACCTTAGCGCAATGGATAAGTTGGATGATCTATCGGAAAAAATCATCGAAGACAACTTATAAAAAATTCAACGAAAATCAACTAACTACAAATATATTTAAACACTTTTCTATATTTGTATAAAAATGATTGCGATTTGTTCTTTTTAACAAGGACAAAAGGTAAAACATGACTGATAATGATTTTGAACAAGTAGTAATTAAGACATTATATGCTAATCCAAACGCATCGAGAAAGATTGTTCCGGAATTGGATCCTAATTGGTTTGTCCAGGTCGATCATAAGTATATTGTCGACGCGATTGTAAGCTATAATGCAAAATATTCAAATTTACCGAACGCGATAGAAGTCAAACGAATGTTGACTGATGAAAGAAGCGTAGAAGAATTTAACAAATGCATGTCGATTCCTGATGAAAATGTGAATACGCCGTTCATTCTTGACGAAATCGAAACATTTGTTAGAAAACGACTTGGCAGACAAGTCTGCATGGCATACAATGAATATTGTGCGACAGGTAAAGCGAAAATAAGTTTTGCCGATGAAATGGCTTATGCACAGTCATTTACGTTCGACGACAAAATTGGTTTTTCGTTCTGTGAAGAGCCAGAAGTGGTCTATAACGGAATTATCGTAAATGAAAAAGTAGTTCCGTTAGGATGCGCGACACTCGACGAGATGATTCATGGCGGTGCACACGAAAAAAGTATGACACTTGTCATGGCGCCGACCAACGTAGGTAAAACTTTATTCTTGTGTTCTTTTACGACGTCTGCCATATTATCTGGCAAGAAAGTATTATATATCACTTTCGAAGATTCCGAGGTTAAGATTGGCCAGAGAATTACACAGAATCTATTCGACATAACCCAGACTCAACTCTATTCTTTATCCAAAGAAAATTATGGCAAGCTTTGGAAAAAAGCGATGCAGCAGATTGGACATAATAAGCTTATTATTAAAGAATATTCTGCTGGTTCTGTAAACGCTTTAATGATTCGTGCCTTACTTAAGGAATTAAAGGAAAAGAAAGACTTCGTTCCTGACATGATTGCGGTCGACTATATCGGATGTATGATTCCTAATGGCCGTTTTAATTCCGACATGAATGATAACTCTAAGCTTCGTTCTGTCTGTGAAGAAGTAAGAGCAATCGGTATGGATATGGGCATTCCTATTATATCAGCTGCGCAGGCAAACAGAGGCGGTTATGGTAAGCAGGAAATCGGTCTTGACGACGCCGCTGACTCTTTCGGCCAGACAATGAAGGCTGACGTTATTTTCGGTGTCACTCAGCCACCTGAACTTAAGACTGCCAATATGTATACTGTCAAGCTTTTGAAGACAAGATATGGTCAGCCTCCTCAACCGATTGTCACTATCGGCGTCGATATTGAAAAACAGCGAATCTATGACTTGAAGACATTCAAAAATGTTCAACCGACTGGAACATATAACAATTCTGAAGATGAGACGGTCGTTACGCCTACGCGACAAGAGCCTAACATCAATAATTTTAAATTTTAACGAGGCCATATGATAAACGAAGAAAATCTATTAATCAATGAGGACTATACAGACGGCTGTTCAAAAGAAGGCTTCTATAAAATCCTTAAAGATAATGGTATCGACATGGAAACGGTCGATGTCAATGAAAAATTGCCCGATTTCTTAATCAAGGTGATTAAAAACGAGCCGGCGGAATATAACAGGTTCAATAATATACTTTACAAGCTTCACAAGAGCAATGTCATCAATATACTCGATTCTATAGCCTATATCGAAGATGATTGGCTTGAATCCGCGGTTTTATTGAAATGTCTTGACGAATTGAACTATTTCTCGCTTAGAAGCGAACTTAAGAAGAAATATAAGATAACTCCTGAACAAAGTGGCCTAGAAAGTCTTTTCACATGATCGATAAATACCAAATCTATATGCTCTATAAGAGCATCAAGAAAATTTGGGAAGGTAAACGTTTCAATACTGTTCTTGTGAACAGTATGTTGAACGATACTCTTGAAGAATTCTTGATTAACCAGTTCGTCCAGGCCAATAGCCGGGTCGAATATATGTCTAACTATTTTATTCCGTTGGTGAATGAAATTAACTGCAATATCACTGATATTGAGCACTGGACCATGTATTTTATAGAAAAATGTCTTTTAGACAAGAAATTTCCCAAACCGGACGAAATTAATAATATAAATAAAATGAAAGGCTACATGATTTTCAAAAAGCGTCCAATCATAGCTGCTCAAATTAACGAGATAAATAAACTTATCAAAGCTAATGATGGCATCAATGAACTTTTCGATACGAAGTTCACTCTTTATGAGACCGACGGTAATCAAGAAAATCAAGCCTACAAACTATATAGAATGAGCAAAATAGACCCGGAATTTTATATACAGGGTTACAGAGCAAGAAAATTTGAGGTAAATAAGGATTTGATTAAAGATATTGATTACAAGAGGTTTATTACATTCACAGAGATCATTATTAAATTACAATCAGAAATCTCAAATAAAAATGTAAACTAACGGAAACATTTTGTTTTGTTTCTATATTTGATATTGTCAATCGAATGAACGATTGAGAAAACATAAAGAGGAAAAATAAAATATGCCAATTAAAAGAAGCTTTAGCAATATTTACAGTGAAATGGACAAAATCAATGTAAATCGCAAGAAAGGTGAAAACGAAAAGAAGAATTACGAAATCGAAGGCTTGTTCAAGCCGAAGATGGTAAACGGAAAGTTTTCTATCGTTCTCCGTTTCCTTCCGTCACATCCGGATGAAGAACTTCCATGGATTGAAAACCGTAACCACTTGTTCCAGTTGGACAATGGCGCATGGTTTGGTTGCGACTGTGCAAAGAAGTGGAATGAACCGTGTCCGATTTGCGATTACAATTCAAAGGTCTGGGAAAAGTATGGCAGAACCGATGAAGCACGTGACAAGGTAAAGGCAAAATGGCGTCCGAACTACTACTCTAACGTCTATATCGTTAAGAACGATAACCAGCCAGATACAGTCGGTAAGGTATATCGTCTTCAGTATGGCCGTGCTATCATGAAGAAGATTCAGGAAGCCATGGAAAATAAGGATGATCCAGAATTGGGAATCATTCCGGGCATCAATCCGTTCTCTTGGTGGGGCCCGAATGATGAAGCTGTTATCAATGGTGATGAAAAGGCTGGCGCTAACTTCGTTTGGAAAGCTGTCCAGGGTTCTAACGGTCCTAACTATGATTCATCCTACTTCAACCCGGCACGTCGTATTTCCAAGTTCGGTCCGGATGGCAAGCTCCATAACATGACCGATGACGAAATTGACGCAATCGAATCTCAGCTTTACACTCTCAAGGATATCGAAATCCAGAAAGACCAGATTCGTTCTTATGGTCAGATTCTCGAATTCTATCGCAAGAAGGCTGGTGAAGACCTTATGGCTGAATTCACCGACGGTTCAAGCGATTATGCAGCAACCACTTCAAAGGTAAATTTCCAGACTCAGGAAGCTGACGATGAAGAAATGTTTGCTGGTACTCCGCTCGAAACTAAGAAGACTGTTACTGAAACTGTCCAGAAGGCTGATTTTAGCAACTCTATGCCGTTCGATGAAGGTAAGTCCACTGACGAAGAACCGGAAATGGTCGACGCTACTGAAGAAGACGACGATGATTTCTTCGCTCGTTTAGCTAAGGGCTAATTTAACATAATTCGATACGGGTATAATTGTATACCCGTATTTTTATCCTTTAAGGTATTTTTATGGCTAAAGAAAAAACTATAAATAAACAAGTATCGAAAAAAGTTGACTGGGAACGTGCTTCAAATATTGCACAGGTATTAGGTATTTATGCACAGTTTTTCCCGAGAGTTGATGACCCAGCTATTCCGCTTTTATCAAAAGAATTCGTATTCAAGAATCTTCTCGGTTTGACTGACGAAGAATATGAATTGAACGAAAAACTTTTATATAACGAAACAAATAATATTCTTGAATCTTTAAAGCAGACAAAAGCCGCATTAGAAGCAGCTGATAATGCTATTGAAGAAGTCTGTGTTGCAAAGACAAAGAAGTCTAAGAAACAAAAGGTGAACTAATGATTGATACAAATTCTATGTATGGCAATGTTGCCGAAGAACAAGACGGTTTTCAGCTTATTCAGAAACGTATGGCTGAAAATGCAAAGAAGCTTGCTGAAGCAAAGAAGAAAGCTGAAGCAAAGTCTGATGAAATTGTAATTCCTGATTTCCCGAAAGAATATGACGCTACTACTGCTCTTGATACTATGTTCAACATGCAAAGAGCATTACAGAATATTCTTGCTAAGAAGCGTGGAACATTGGCACCGGATAATGACAAGGATAACTTCGAAAACGCTCGTCGTTCTGGTTATTTCATGATGTCTACTGTTACTGAAATTTGGGAATTCTTTGACCAGCTCAAGAAAGACAATTATGAAATTACTGATCTTGTCAAGTATGAAATTATCGATGCTTGGCACTTCGTAATGAACCAGTTGCTTTATCTCAAGTATTCTCCGAAGATGAAGTTACAAGAAGTCTATGACCATGCGATTGAAGATTTGAAGACTGGAACAATTGGAACTTCTGACCTTCATTATCTCGTTGGTGAATTTATCGAAGCTGTCGGTGAACTCTACCAGAATTCGAGCTATAAGGATTGGAAGACCTACGACGTTTGGAAGGAAGACCCGCTCAAGATTCAAGAACTTGGCGATACAATGTTGATTAAGTTCTTCAAGATTTTTGTAGCAATCAACCTTACACCTGACCAGATTTATCAGTTCTATTACAACAAGAATATTGAAAATGTAATGAGACAGAAATCTGGTGGCCGTTACGAAAAGTAATAAAAATTGGGAAAGCAATTTCCCATTTTTATTAAATTTTTAAATTATTTTTATATTGTAAACTTTTGTTTATAAAATTCTATATTTGTAAAGTATAAATGCGAACACTCCAATACATAAAGAATCAGTTTGACAATGTAATGAAGCCAATGGTTTGGGATAAATCAACCCAAGCCAAGTTTATGCATGTTATAAAGAATCCATTGGTTATTAAGGAAAAGAGCATGATACCGCAATGGAAATTTTGCACGGCAATTGGCGACAAGCGTTGTACTGACAATATTGGAATGTCCGATATTTTAATTCTTGATTTTGACGATCCTAACTATAGCATTAAAGAATTTGAAAACACATTTAGAGAATTTCGTTTCGTATTGCATACATCGCATTCGTATGACGGCATAAATCAAAAATTCAGGGCATTCTTGTTCCTTAACGAAGAGTACGATTTGAACAGGCTATTCTTTAAATGTCATAATACAGCATTCAGTCCTTATCACATGCTTGTCAATTATTTTGATAAAGTTGACAAGGCAAGTTTTGTCCGTGCGCAGTTCTTTAAGATGCCAGCGATAATAGAAGAAGGCAAACCGTATTATTACAAGTTCAATAACGGCAGGCTGTTTAACCCGTTTGTCGATATCGGATTTGAAATGAAAATGGCTTATGAATATTGCATAGATAAACAAGAAGAATATCTGAAAGAACTTGATAAAGAAAATCAGAAATACCGTTCGAAGTTCGGAAAGATAAATCTTACAAAAGCTAAAAAATACATAGACGAAACGATTGAAAATACGCCAGATGGTGAAAGGCATAACCAGGTATTTTCTTTGGCGTGCTGGTGGAAAAGAATTGGCGGGACTTATGAAGAATTCGAACAAAGTATGCCATCATGGGCAGACAGTTCATATTCTAAACAGATGAAGCATATAAGACTGGAATGGGCGAAATTAAAATAATAGAGGTGATTTATGGACATATATGAACAATTATGGAATGCGTTCAATGATATATTTTTTGACGAAAAGCCGCATAAATATACCGATTCCGTAGGAACAAATTATACTTCGGTTACGACCTTTGTTAAGCAATTTGAATCCGACAAGGACTGGGATTACATAGCAGAACGTTCAGCGATAAAGAAGCTTACGGCAGACGGCATAAATGTAGACTTAAGCAAGATACGCAGCGCAAAGCGTAAAGCTGAAGTCAAGAAGCTTATTACTGAAACGGCAAAGAAATTAAGAGCAGAATGGGACCATTCCGGCGATATTGCTTGCAGTCTCGGTACGATGGTACATGCCGTTGCAGAACTTGGCTGGCAAAATAAAGAATTCTATCCTGACGATAGGGAATTCGAAAAATATCCAGAAATTAAGGAAGATTTCGATTACCGTAAACAGAAGCTCAAGAAGATGATGTTAGATATGAGAAAAATCTATATGCCGATCAAGAACGAGCTGATTGTTTATGACCGTGACTGGGAACTTTGCGGAACAATTGACTTTTTAGCCAAGGATATCAGAGACGGTTCTTATGCTATTATCGACTGGAAGACAAACAAAAAATGGGAATTTTCAAACCGATATAATAAGCTCAAGGCACCATTCGATAAGCTCGACGACTGCAATATTTCACACTATGAACTTCAGTTGAATATATATAAGGCGATTCTTGAAAAACATACCGATATAAAAATTAAGGACTTGATTTTAATTCATATTCCGCCAAAAGAAGTAGGCGTGGCAGAAGTTCACAAGTGCCAAGATTTACAGAAAATATTAATTCCGTATTTAAATAAAATGGAGAAGAAAAATGAAAGTAGAACAAACACAGCTAAGTAATATGCAGGTTAAACAGATTTTCGAAGAGTTCAATGCTCGAATCAACGAACCTGGCATTACGGCAAAATATTCATGGTGCATGTTCAAGAATTGTGAAGTTCTTGCACAACCGTATAATGCGCTCATGTCTCAGCTTTATGATCAGCGTCGTGAACCTGAATTTCAGAAGTTCATGGCAGAACAAGATGAAATCATTAAAGATTGCGCTAAGAAAGATGGCAATAAGATAGTATACGATGCGAAGAATCAGCCCGTACTTGATGAAACACGTATCGCCGAATTCAATAGCAGGTCACAAGAACTTCGTGAAAAGTATAAAGAGTTCTTCATCAAGTCAGAAGAAAAACTTAAAGGCAATGCAGAACTTTTTAATACTCTAGTTCCAGTGATGCTTACCAAGCTCGAAGTTAATGAATTCCCGAACGTCGCAAAGCCTTGGGTTGTCGGCTTGCTCGGTTACTAGTCTAATACGCAGCGCATTAAAAGAACCAGGTTATAAAACCTGGTTTTTTATTATAAATATATAAAGATTATGATAAGCAATAAAGATATTTTTAACGTAAATAAAGTCGTAATGCCGTTCAGTGGCAAGGATATAGATTCTATTATATCCAAAAGCGTCATATCAGGCTATGTCGCTACTACCTATGACACGTTGATTACTACATTGAAAGATATTGCAAGAGCGACGCAATATCCGGTAACTTTGAACCCGAATGCTATTTTTATGGGTTCAAATAACCCGTTGACCAGAAACAATGTCATTATCCAGGTCGAAGGCACTCAATTATATACTGAATTCATCAATAATGTCGTAAAGACCGGTGAAAGCGAAAGCTGGTCCAATTTCATTACATATTCCGAACTGATGAAAGACGAAATAAAAAATATCAAAATTCAGGCGTATAAGAAATTCTTGTGGAATTACCATAACGTCGATGCCTGGTTTACAAACAAGAACATAGGGTTGATTACTAACGATAAAAATATTCTTTTGACTGATTTCGAATCATTTAGGGACAGGGTTCTTAAGACTGGCGATTTTGAAGGCTTCATCGATTGCTGTGTAGACGAAGATGTAAGGAAGGCCATAAACTATATAGTTATACATGGTTGCGAATTATTGAAGAAATACAAGGTTGAGCTGAATAACCATATCGCGAACGACAATAAAAGACAAGAAACAATCATGCTTAAGAATCCGATTATTATGAAAATTTATCTTCAGTCATCTGTGGCAAATCAATGTCGAAAAGATTGGCCGAAGATTAAGTTCAATACGTTGGATAAAAAATCATTCGACACAATAGGACTCTGGGACGTATAATATGGCTATAAAAATTCTCACTGATGTAAGCTTTAAAGATAACGCTAGATACTTCAATTCGCATATTAATGATTTATCTCGTGCCGAAAATTGGGAATTCAAGTATACCGCGCTTAATGAAAACGGACAGGATATTGTTCGTTTCGGTGGCCGATATGACTATAGACCGGAAAGTTATCCCGCTGGCACAGTATTCCTTGGTTCCAATACTGTCAATGCCGACATACTTTCAAGTATTGAAAACGTAGTATATGACAGCACGCCTCCTAAGATTGTTTCGACTGACTTTACTTCGACCGTATTTACGCAATATGAAGAACCCGTTTTCAAGGGCAAGATTGTTATAGAGTCTGATTCCCTAATCGACCTGTGCAAATTCAATATCAAATATAATACTGTAAGCTTTAGCATAGACTTAATCAAGGCAGAAAGATTTGATAATAATGATAATAATGCTGGAATAGCTATTGACGGAGTAAGCGACTTTTTTGTCAACCGCAATGGCGATACCTATACAATAACGTTCAAGCTCGATATCGAAAAATTTAGAAATACCACCGGTAAATTTACCATGGAATTCTTCGATATCTGCGGTAATAGCACAGGCGAATATGAAACTGACGAATACACTTGGACAGTTATTGATGAAAAACTTACACGTGAAACTATAAGTCCGCTTATTATCACGTTCATCGATATTTATCCGAAAGATAGGATTATCCTTGATAATGTCGTTGGCGAAGTAACAGTACAAGTATATAATCCGAACAAGTCTTTATGGCCATTTAGACCGCATGTCGAATTAGGTCAAAACAGTATCGGCGTAATTGACATGAGAACATTCGGTCCAGAAAGCTATGATGAAACAACAGGAACGTTGACATTCAAGGTTAAAGACGTAACTAGGCACGGCAGCTTAATCGTAGACGCATGGATTGACTTTACTACGGTAAACCCGGAACTTGCGCCATTGATCAAAACTTTAACGTTTGCAGAAGCAATACTGAAAGACTTTATTGTTCAAGAAAAGGGAAGGCTCTATAAATTTAAACCGTATATTCCGAATTATTTGAAAGACGAAAGATATGGCGAATTCGTAATGTTCTTCGAAAAATTCTTGAATACGTCGCAAAGAAGCCTGACGACCGGAAACGCGATAAGTACGCTTGAAAAGATTGCTCGTATCGGTGATTTTAACGATATTACGAAGATAGAAATTCCGATGCTACAATATTATAGAGCTCAATATAACTGCGAAGTTTCGCCAAACCTAAACAGCCTGCTGCAATATCTGAACAGCAAAGAAGATATACAGCATGAAAAAAGTAATGGAACACAGGACTAAAGATGGAATATTCAGAAAGTGTAAAAACAGAAGCAATCGCTCTTATAAAATATCTTTATAAGAATATGCCAACTTATAACCAGATTAAAGGTACCTACATGGGCATTCAGTATGTAATGAACATGCTTGGCCTTTGCGCATCTATTACTGAAATCTGGTCTGACAAGACACAAAATACATTAAAGAACTTTGCTGATGAATCGGGACTAATCAGGGCTGACGAACTTAATGATGTAAGGAAACGTATAGATGAGCTTGGAACGGCCAAGGTCAAAAATTATTTCTTGACTTCCCGTTTCGATATTGATTTCGTAAACGTAAAGAACCAGTCATACAGCGATTTTATAAAGCAATCTGAATTGATTATCCAAGTAGTCAACCAGATAAAGCCTGTTACACGCGCATTAAGAAAGCTTTACTACATTATAAAGATTACTACCGACCTTAGCCTTCAGAATATTTCTTTGTATCATAATGCACAAAAAGCAATTTATGCTTATAGGTATCAATGGGATGTCACTGGTTCAGGATCTGAATATAAAAACAGTTTCGATAGGAACTCACAACGTTTAACAA